GGTTGTTTTCATGTGAACAAGTCTGTATTACTAAAAGCTTGGAGTCAACAATGAAATTATCATCCCGCCAAATAGGAGCAATCGGAGTGGCTCGCGTAACTGGCGCGCTTCTACGCTGTGGGTACAACGTGCTTGTGCCTTACGAGGATTTTGCTGGATATGACCTGGTGGCAGAGAAGGGCGGGAAGTACTTCAGCATCCAGGTTAAGACAGCGCAGGCGATTGAGCAGGGGCGTACAAAGTATCGATTCACGACATCAATTGGAAATGGTTTTAACATTCCGAAAAGACCAATTCGCGGAGTTGACTATGTCGCATGCTGGGGGATGAGCGACGATTTATTCTGGCTTTTACCAGTAGCAAAATGCAAATCACTTACCACCAAACTATGCCCATCGAAGGGCCAAGGATGGAGGATATTCCAGAACCTATGACGCACCAGGAAGCTTGGGATATCATGGAGGAAGCGCTGAAAGACTGCGAGTCTTATGAAGAGGCCGTGCGGTGGCTAAACGCAAATCCAGACGTTAAGAATAGCCTTAGCCCCTTTGGGCTAATACAGCAGTTTTGCGGTGACATGGATATTGCCAATACTCGTAATTGATTACAATATTTTGTTGTTGACCAAATAAGCGTCAATCCCTAGAAATAGGTGGATGTTGCCAGGTGACATTAAGATTAGGATCGGAAAACTTCAACAAAGGCAACAGAACGTACTTCTTAATCTCGTATGCGGAGCTGCTTGTTGCGAGACTCCAAACAATACCTTCACGATAACAAACCGCGCCATCAATGAATTCATTGATAGGTGCAATGATCAAAACCCTGTTTTGACATTAACAGGAGGTTTTGAAACAGACATAACAATGGAGGTAATATGGGAAAAATAAACAGTCGGGCAAAGGGTGCAGCAGGCGAGCGTGAGCTTGCCAACTATCTTCGCGAACAGGGCTGGCAGAAAGCAAGGCGCACACAGCAATATGCAGGCAATCCAGAAGGCGGATCTGGCGACGTGGTGTGCGAGAACTTCCCATTCCACATTGAGGGCAAGCGATGCCAAGCGCTCAAGCCAGAGGAGTGGATGGAGCAGGCCAAACGTGATTGTCCTGCTGGCAAGATCCCAGCAGTATTCTTTCGGCGCAATGGGCGTAAGGAATGGTTGGTCATACTGACGGCGGATAGCGTGTGCGAATTAGCTAGACAGGTGGCGCCTGCAAATGTCAGTATCGAGTATGTCAAAAATCAACCCACACACACAACAGTCGCGCGGGGCTGTTACGTCCAGCAATCTGATACACCAACTTTTAACCCCAACATCTGAACGATTGTTCAGCGTGCTTGTACAACTTCAACCCGAAACTAAAACCACAAACAAAAGAAAGGTACGAAAATAAATGAGCCTAACATTAAGTGAATCGGCAAAAGCAACAGAACGACAACTCCCAGAAGCAGGTCCCACCATGGGCGTGCTGGTAAGTCTGGTCGACCTCGGTCACCAGAAGACGAATTGGGACGGTGAAGAGAAGTGGTCGCCTAAAGTGCGACTCACCTTTGAATTGCCAGACCAGGTCATCGAAGGCGAGGTTGTTGAGAACGGCAAAACAACAAAGGTCAGCAAGCCAATGATGGTTAGCCTTGAAGTAACCCGCTCTCTTGGTGAGCGCGCAACATTGCGCAAGCATCTTGAGTCATGGCGCGGGGCTGCCTTCACATCGAAGGAACTGGCATCGTTCAGCCTAAAGAATCTGCTTGGTAAAGCAGCGTTCTTGACTCTGATGCACAAGACGTCCCAGCAGGGTCGTCAATACTGCGCGATCAATGCCATCAGTAAGCTACCAAAGAACATGAAAGCGCCAACGGAGACTGTGAATTCGCAGGTGTTCTACGAGATTGAAAACAAACAGAACGATGTTTTCATGTCTCTGCCAGAGTGGTTGCAGGACAAGGTCCTCGCCAGTAAGGAATTCGCCAACATTGGCGGATCTCCTGTGAAGACTGGTGATACGAATGGTGACGGCGAATCGGTACCGTTCTAAATTGTATGGCACTTATTTTAACAAGTAAGGAGCCTTCGACAGCTAGACTTGTTCAAACCGAGTCTAGCGGTCATTGGTATACCGAAGATGGGCAATCCGCCCATACTGTTCTAGGAAAGAATGGAAACTTTCGCAATACGACTGTGGCCGATGCCAGGAAGATGCTTCTTTACCCTAGCGTCACATCGATTCTATCCATCCTAGATAAACCACAGCTAACAGCATGGAAGATTGAGCAGGCAATCATGGCCTGCCTTACCTTGCCAAAGGAAAAAGATGAAAAACTCGAAGATTACGCAAAGCGTGTCGTCCGCGATTCCAAAGAATCGACAGGTAAGGCTGCCGAACACGGAACCATCATGCATGAGCAGATGGAGCATGTGTTATTGGGAAGACCTCACTCGAAGGATGAAACGCTCCAGCCATACATCGCAACATTCAAGAAGTGGGCTGAAGAAAACGTAGAGAAAACCTACTGGTGCGAGAAGGCGCTGGTTGGAGCTGGGTACGCTGGTCGATGCGATGCGTATGTGAAGCTTAAAGGAATTGGTGACGCGATCATCGATTTGAAGAATCGGAAGGTAAATCCCAAGTACTCGCCGTTTTATGAAACCTCGGACTGCCCACAACTCTGGGCCTACAGAATTGCAAGCGAGAATCCAAAAGCAGCGTGTGTATCAATTGTGCTGGCGTCGAATGATCCAACCAAGCTGATGACCAGGGTGTGGGATGAGGATGAATTGTACCAGGCTGGAATAGCGTTTAACGCGCTGTTGCGGGTCTGGGCATGGGTAAAGGGATACACGCCTCCAGGGATGAAGTTGTGATTGACCCAGCAGATGTCTTATGGCTAGAAGGATTACTTGACGAATTCTATAGGAGGTTTGCAAAATGAATCCATTGATTGCACCAAGCACCGAAACAAAATATAATATTATTTCATTAGGTGCTGGTGTTCAGTCTTCTTGTATGGCATTGATGTTGGCAAAAGGCGAGATTACTCCTATGCCAGATTTTGCAATATTTGCTGATACGCAAGACGAGCCAGAGAGCGTGTACAAGTGGCTTGATTATCTTAAAACAATTCTACCATTTGAGGTTTATATTGTAACTAGGGGCAAGCTATCAGATAGCGCGCTCAAGATGAGGGTAACAAGCGATGGGAGGAAGTTTTCAACAACGAGCATACCATTATTTTCACACGGTGAAGATGGCACAGTTGGTAAAATAGGATACAGGTCTTGCACTTCTGAATACAAAATAAAGCCAATAGTAAGGAAACTGAGGGAATTGTGCGCTATAAAGCGAGGTCAGAAAACAATTTCGGTTACACAATACATAGGAATTTCTTGGGATGAGTGGCATCGTTGCAAGCCATCTAGGGATAAATGGATGCAGTCTAGGTGGCCGCTTATTGAAATGAAGATGAATAGGGATGATTGTATTTTGTGGATGAATAAAAATGGATACCCAACTCCTCCCAGGTCATCTTGTGTTTATTGTCCTTTCCATTCGGATGCCGAATGGCTAAGACTAAAGAACCAAGATCCAGAAGCTTTTAAGGAGGCAATAGATTTTGAGATGAAAATGCAAAAAGCAAAAGAAAATCCAAAGTACAAGTCTATTCCATATTTGCACAAATCGTGCAAGCCATTGGGTGAAATAGAATTTAATGATGGTCTTGATAAGAATCAGCTTGATTTATTTGGGGCAAATCATCCAAAATGCGAGGAAGGAATGTGCGGAGTATGACAGCACCAACGATCCAAGAGATGGGCAACGCTGCACAGGAGATAGTCTGGCGCGTGATGGGTAAAGGATCAGATAAGTCTGGTTATGGAGATTGGCTGGAGAAGGATCGACCCACCCACGATTACCATATTGCTCGCGCAATACGTCACCTTGCCACAGCGCAAATGCAGCTTCACAAATCCACACCTTGTCCAGATAATAATGGTGAAACAGGTGTTGACCACATTGAGCGTGCGCTGGTAAGATCCTTGTTCGTATTAGCACAAATCAAAAAGGAGATAACAAGACTATGAATAAAACACAGGAAGAAATCGACAAGGAATGGGATGAGTTTTTCAGTAAACCTCGTCCGTGGCTATATTCGAATTACGGAGACAATACAGGAGATGATGAAGAGAAAGGCGAGGATGGAGGCAATTCAGAAAGCTTCCAAAAGTTCTGCGATCACAGCGGAAACAACAGCTATCCCAAATCGTGCTGAAAACAGCTCTTTCGGTTCTTTTAATAACAACATCTACGGTTATGACTTCAAATGTCATAATCGAGATGGAGCAACCAAAGAAGAAGATAAAGGTTCGAGTGACTGGCTACTGGCCAGGAGAGGACCACTACACAAGCAAGATGCAGTCTAGTGAGGGTGTGCGCCTGAGACCTGGACGGCATTGCGCTACTGATCACAAGGTTATCCCAGCCTGGAGCAAGGTCAAGATTGTTGGGTACTCGCAGGAGTGGGTAGTCGTGGATACTGGCACGGCAGTAATTCAGAGAAAGGCCAGCGGGTCAAGCAGATTACCAGTATTGGATTTGTTTTTTAAATCTGAAAAAGATTACGAAAAAGCTCGACTGCCAAAATACGCGACGGTAGAGATTACGAAATGAAAGCAACAAGGATTGAAAAAGTTGATGGCGGAACAGCGCTTTTTGCCATAGACCCAAAGTCAAAAACAGAAGTTCAGATTGCGTTTTGCGGTGATGCGCTACCGCTGGAAGTATGGTGCGATCTTTCCGAGGTTAAGAAGAAATGAAGCGCGCTGTCGTAACGCAGGCATTCGGTGACAAATGGCATGAGCTGCTAAAGATCACGCAGCCAAGGATGGAAGCGTACGCAAAGAAGTACGCAATTGATTTTATGGCAATCACGAAACCAGTCACCGAACCAGTCCAGTACTCCAAGCTAGCTATCGGAAATATCATGCTTGCGCGCGGATACGAGCAGGTGACTTTCTTTGACGCCGACGTGCTGGTGACGGAAGACTGCGAAGACATTGGAGGACCAGACATGGATGGCAGTCAGCATTTCTTCTGCGCCCTGGATGAAGGCGAGTTTCTAGACAGAAAGAAAGGTATGGTCGATCTGGCCAATGGATTTGGCGGGAAAATCACCCCCAGGTTCTACGTCAATACAGGCGTGTTCGTCGTGAGCAATAAGTTCCTGGGACTATTCTCATGCCCTCCTTTTGGTTGTTATCCAAACCACTTTGGCGAGCAGACATGGATGAACATCCAAGCGCATTTGTGGAACATGGAGCTGACTCCGCTCGACCCAGCCTACAATTGTATGACCAGCGTCGAATCGCACTTTGGCTTGGATAAGTACAAGGATGCGTTCTGTCTGCACTACGCTGGACAGTCATTCGACATGGACAAGATGATCGAACTTGTTAAGGCAGACGATGCGAAGTTAAAGGAGCTTGGACGATGACTCCTGTCAAGGTTGTAAAGGAAGCTGGCAAGTGGCGCATCCACACGATGGCAGGAAATGTGATTGGACCACGCCTATGGGGCGCCGTCCCAGCGAATGGCCTGCCCCCGCTTACTGACATATTTGAAACGAAGGAGGAAGCGCAGGACGCAGCATTCCTTTGGAATGAGTACGCAAAGTGGTGCGAGATGAATCGCAGCAAGAGAAGGAGAAGATGAGGACCAGTCATTTTGTAAAAGGCGATTACGATGACAGGTTGTGCCAGCTGGCTGGTGAGGTGGCCAAGCAGGCGATTGACGACGTTCGCATGCTTCAGCGCCGTGGTGTTCTAAATGGGCTTACGATCAAGGAAGACTTCTATAAGGACGACATAAGTCTAAACGATTGCCAGGAGTATCGGAACATCCAGCAAGTCAGAAAACTTGTGAAGGACTTTAAGAACGGAGTCGTTTGGTTTTGGTGCAGAGCTGCTGGTGTTTACATCGACAATAGAAGCCTACTTCGAAGGATGAAGGAGATGGCAAATGCTTAACGATATTATGGGAATCATATTTGCGATTTGTTGCATAGGTGTTTGTATATCCATCATCACCATGATCGCATTAATTGGATTATATATGGCATACCGAATGTTTAACGTAATAAAGGACGAGATAATCAAATGAGCGAAAAGAAATACGCCCAGAAGGTTTTAACTGCTGCTGTAGAGCGGTATGTGCTTACTTCAACGCAATGCGCCATGATCCGCCAGGATGCAGAGGTCATTGGCATGAAACGCGCGACTGTGATGAAGAAGGGTGGTGGACACAGCATATCGCTTGCCAGGACATGCTCGTCGTGCTGGATACCCTTCTCGCCTCATTACAAGTGGCTTTATGGAATCATGCTTGAGCTGACAAAGGCGATTAACGAGGAAAATTGGAACTTCGACGTTCCTGGTATCCAACAGTTGCAAATCCTAAAGTACTCGCCACTCCAGCAGTTCTGGTGGCACTATGACACGTTTACTGGAAGTGACCGCAAACTTACTGCTGTGGTCAACCTATCAGATCCTAGCGAGTACCTTGGTGGAGGATTGCAGGTTAAGGCAGATATAGAGAACAGGCAGTTTATGCGAGAGCAGGGCGCAGGATGCTGGTTCCCATCTTATATAGAACATCGCGCCAGGGCGCCGATATGGGGAACGCGATGGGTGCTTGTAGCATGGTTGACTGGACCAGCATGGCGATGACAACCGATCAGGCATTCGCAGTTATTGGTGTGATATCAATCTGTCTTGGATTGCTAACTTTTTTATGGGGTAATGATTGATGCTTACACCGAACAGAAAGCCAGTCGGGTTCCACGAAAGCGAACAGGACATTGCGAACGAGAAGCGAATTGTGGAAGCATTTGCCAAGCATTGTAATGGTGAGCCAAGGTTTATGCCCAAGGCTTACACGTTCGACGCGATGATTGTGCGAGGCGAGAAATGCGCGCTGGTAGATGCCAGGAAGCGAAGCAATGAGATTAACAAGTATCCGACGCTATGCCTATCACTCCAGAAGTATATATCCCTAAAGGCATACGCTGCTTTCGCTCCTACGTTCTACGTTGTCGAGTGGGCAGACGCGATAGGGTTCTACGAGATCAAGGAGGACAGCAAGCTTCCAATATCCTACATGTCACGCAACTCTGGTAATCCAAGAGATAACGAGCCTGTGGTGCAGATTCCGATTGCAGACTTTAAAAGGTTTTAAGATGCTCCAGCTAAATCCAGAGATGTGGGTGATGACTCCAAAAGGTGAGGGACTGGCTTTCCTCGTGACAGACTACGGAATGGACCACAACAAGATTTTTACCGTGATGCTAAATTGTGGTGACATTCTTGATTTTGATATTAAGGATTGCAGGCGATGCGAGAATCCGTCATTCTGTATTAAAGCAAATAAGCCACCCATTCCACACTATGACAATTAACGAAAACCAATACATTCAAATTGACGGATGCGTTGTAGCTCCAGGTAATTGGTTTACCTGCATTGATGACTCTCCAGAGACAAGCGCAGTTTATTATGTTGGCCAAGATGGGCGCCAGTACGCGTCTTATTTGTCTGAAGTATTACAAAACGTCTTCGTCGGTAAACCATAAACAGAAAGGAAACTAAAACCATGCTCGGAAGTAACGTATCAAAAAACATGCATGAACTTGC